GTGGTAGTTATCTCCGATTATGGTAAACCGAACATATATTCCCCAAACAAATGTACAAGTAAACATAACACAAGACATATCACATTATGTTATACGAACAACATTTTGTTGAAAATATTTTTTAAATTATGCTTGACAAATAAAACAAATTGTAGTATTATAATTACAGTTAAGGAAGTCGACAACCTTATAATTAAATTATGGTTTGCTACCTAATAGCAAGAAAGAGGAAATAAAATGGAAACAAGAAAGTATGAAGTAACAGTAAACGAAAAGAAAGGAACTTGCGACAATGTATTATTCGAGAAAATGGCAAAGAAAGGAGATTTAACAGCTATCAAATTATCAGAGTTAGTAGGCGTAGAAGTTAAAATAACAGGATATGCAAAATGTCATATTGTAACAGACGAAAAAGAATTTGACATTAACTACTTTGATACAGAAGAATACGGCTTAGTATCTAGTGGTAGCGAAATCTTTACAGAAAGCGTAGTAGATTATTTCGGAGAAGTAGAAAGCGTAAGACTAACAGAAGTAAAAACAAAGAAAGGTAAAACTTATAAAGCAGTACCAGTACTAGGAAATAACAAAAAAGAAGAAACTACAAAAAATGAAGAAGAAAAAACAGACGATTTACCATTTTAATTTTGTAGTAAAGGAGAATAAATATGCCTAAAAAGAAAGAACTAACCCGAGAGGAACAAGAATTATTTAGTGAATTAAAGAAGTTAAGTAAAAGAGCTAACCAACGTATAGTAAGGTTAGAACGCGAGTTTCGGGAAGGATACTTGGGCTACAAAATATTTAAAGGAAAAGCTTGCAACCGAACCGTTGCAAGCTTGGTCTGTTTCGGGGCGTGTTAAAGCCAATAAATCTATGACAGTTACACAAATGAAAGCAACTATAAAAGCTACAAAAGAATTTTTAAATAGTAGTATTAGTACTAAAAGAGGAATAAAGAAAGCTAAACAAAAAGCTATTAAAACATTAAAAACAAGATTTAGTACTGATGTTTCGGATATATCTTACGAAGAAGCAGAAGCATTAACGAATTTTTTTGACGATAAAGAAGTAAACGGAATAACAAATTTTATACCTCGGGTCTGATGTATTAGCAGTAATAGAAGAAGCAAGAGAAAAGCAAAATGATTATGAAACTTTTTATAGTCAAATGCAAAGTATAATACAATGGAACAGAGGCTATAATATAGAAAGTATATTAAGAAAAATATATACAAAGTATGTATATAGAGGTAGTCAGAATACTGACGAAATAGAATTATTATACAGTAATGTTATAGAACTCGTAAACAATGCTAATAGTGAAAGCGATTTACAAGAGGTAGAAAGTATAATAGCAAATTTAATGTCAGAAGGGAAAATAGACGGCAAAGAATATAATTATTTAATAAACGCCATAAATGATAAAAGAAAAGAGATTTAAAAATATGAAATATTATAAAGAATTTCAATATCATTTTGGGGACATAGTAGGCGAAAGAAAAAAAGTAGATAATACTATATATTCGTTAGATATAGAAACATCAAGTTATTTAATATTACACGGTAGAATATTACCAGCAATAAAATATTTAGAATTAACAGAGGAAGAACAAAAACTAGCAGAATTTAGAAGTTGTATGTATATTTGGATGTTTTCTATTAACGAAGAAGTATATTACGGTAGAACTTGGGAAGAATTAAAAAGTTTTCTAATACGATTAGATTATTATAATAATAGTAAAAAAATAGTATTTATACACAATTTAGCTTTTGAATTTCAATATTTAAAAAGTATATTTAGATTTAAAAACGTAGTAGCGAGAAAAAAACACAAAGTTATGAAATGCGAACTAGAAGACTATAACATAGAAATTAGATGTACTTATCAAATGTCAAATTGTGCATTAAAGCAATTACCTAAAATATTTATGTTACCAGTAGAAAAGAAAGTAGGCGATTTAGATTATACTTTACTTAGAACGCCAGCAACGAAATTAACAGAAAAAGAATTAGGATATTGCGAGTATGACTGTTTAGTTATATATTATTATATAAAAAGAGAATTAGAAACCTACGGCAGAGTTGACAAAATACCATTAACAAGCACGGGACACGTAAGGCGAGAACTAAAAGAAAGAATATCGGAAGACTGGGACTATAAAAGAAAAGTTAAAAAGTCAATAAATATAAACCCACACATATATAATTTATTACAAGAAGCATTTGCCGGACGGATACACGCACGCAAATTGGATATATGTTGACGAAATACTAAAAAATATAGAAAGCTGGGACTTTACGAGTTCATATCCATATATTTTAGTTTCACATCAATTCCCGTCTACTGAGTTCCAAAAATGTATGATAAAAGATAGAAAACAAATGTTAAGTAGATTTGCATATATATTAGTAGTAGAATTTAAAAATATAAAATGTAAATATTATAATAATTTTATTTCACAAAGTAAATGTAGAGAAATAAAAAAAGGTAAATATGATAACGGACGTGTAATGGAAGCAGAAAGTTTAACAATTACGCTAACAGATGTAGACTTTTACTTTTTATTAGATACATATAAATACGATAGTTACGAAATAAAAGAAAGTTATTATAGTGTTTATGATTATTTACCTAAACAATTTATAGAATTTGTCTTAGAAAAATATGTAAATAAAACAGCATATAAAAACGTAGAAGGTATGGAAGTAGAATACGCAAAAGAAAAAAATAAATTTAATGCCTTGTATGGTATGAGTGTTACTAATATGATACGTGACGAAGTATTATACGATAATGAATTAGACTGGACGGAAAGAGAATTAGAAAACGCAGAAATAATAGCAAAATTAAATGAAGAAAAGAAAAAAGCTTTTTTATCTTTTGCTTATGGTGTTTGGGTTACAGCATACGCACGTTCTAATTTATTAAAAAATGTAATACAACTAGACGAACAAGTAGTATACTGTGATACTGACAGTATGAAATTAAAAGAAGGATACGACAAAACAGTAATAGAAAAATATAACAAATTTGTAATACAAAAATTAAAACACGTGAGTAAATTACTAGATATACCATACGAAAAATTTAGTCCGAAAGATAGTAAAGGAGAACGCCATATATTAGGTGTATTTGATAACGACGGACAATACGACGAGTTTATAACACAAGGAGCTAAAAAATATGCTTATACAAAATGGATAGATAAAGAAAAAATAAAAGAAGATACAAACGTACAAGAAATAAAAGGAAAAAAAGCAAAAATATTAGAAATTACAGTAGCTGGCGTACCTAAAAGCCGGCGCACAAGGTTTAAAAAATTTATCAGAATTTAAAGACAATTTTATATTTGATTTTAAATATACGAATAAAAATTTACTAATGTATTGCGAAAATCAAGAAAAATGTACTATAATAGATTATCAAGGAAACGAATATACAGTAGAAGACAAAAGCCGGTTGCTGTATTGTTCCGACAACATACATACTAGGGAAAGCGCTAGATTATGCCGACTTAATTTCTGATAATTCTAGTAAACGTGCAAAATATAAGGAGTGAGAAAGTGAAAGATTTAGAATTTATTAAAAAATTTTCAAAAATAACAGTATCGGGAGCGTGTAAAAAAACAAAAGTAGACAGAGCAGGACTACTAACGAATAGACTAAAAGACGAAAAGGCAAAGGCTGTAAGAGAAGAAATCGAAAATCAAATTGCAAGATTATATATAAAGGAAGAAAATAACAATGGCGAATAAAAAAGTAGTCCATTATAATATAGATAAAATAGACGCGATACGGTGCTAGAATTAACTTGATATACGGCGAGCGTTCCAACGGGAAAAGCTATCAAGTAAAACACAAAAAAGCCGTAGAAAAATATTTAAAAACTGGCAAAAGATTTATTTTAATGCGTAGATTACGCGAGGAAATAACGTCCGAGAAAATAGAACAATATTTTCAAGATGTAGACGTAGCAAAATTAACAGATGGAAAATATAATTGTATAACATTATATAGAAAAAATTTATATTTATCGATATACGATAACGAAACGGGTAAAACTAAAAGATTTGATAAAATAGGCTATGTAGTAGCATTATCGACAGAACAAAATTACGCGGGCGCAAGTTATTTAGATGTAGAAGACATTATATTTGAAGAATTTATGAGCCGTAGTACTTATTTACCTAATGAAAGTAATAAACTAATGAATTTTTATGCGACAGTAGATAGAAAACGTTTAAAAGTAAGACTATGGCTAGTAGGTAATACAATTTCTAGGGTATGCCCATATATTAACGACTGGGGCTTACATCAGATAATTAGCGCACAAAAACAAGGTACAATACAAGTAAAAGAAATACCCGACGTAGTAGAAGGAAACCCACCAATTAAGATAGCGCTGGAATATTGCTTATCTACTGGCAAAACTTCGGGAACTATTGGAACTAACGCAAAAATGATAAATACTGGGGCTTGGGAAACGCACCCACAACCACATTTACCAAAAAGTTATAATAATTATAATGTATTATATCGTTTCGGTTTTCAATATCAAAGTTTCAAGTTTTTATGTGAATACATAGTAGACAAGGAAGAAAAAACAAGTCCTATATGGTTTATCCGTCCATATTATAAAGAATTTTCTAATAAAATAATTGTATTTTCTGATGTTATAAAAGTATCTAGATACTGGCAAAGAGATATTTACAACATATCAATAAAAAACGAAAAACTACGTAACTTGTTTATGACATTTAAGGAAAACAAAATTTTTTATGCTAACGATATGGTAGGTACAGACTTCAAACAAGTTATAGATTTTCAGATAAGGAGATAGAAAATGAATAGTAAAATTATATTAGTAAAAAATATAAATATTGACAGACAATATACTAACGTACTTTCCTATACAGAAGCACAAATGTTAGAATTATGCAGAAGTCAAGGACATTTAGTCGCACAAGCCGAAAATTATTCTTTTTTAAGAAACACGGTAACTATAATGGCTGGATTTACTTATGCACAATGTTTACAAGCAAATTATATTGCTTTTCAAAACCCCGACTATTCTAACAAATGGTTTTTTGCTTGGATAGACGACGTTATATACAAAGGAGATAAAAACACAGAAATAACATTTACAGTAGACGCTTGGTCTACTTGGTTTGATAAATGGAATAAAAAAGTATGTTTTATAAATAGGCAACACGTAAACAACGATACAATAGGTTTACATACAATACCAGAAAATTTAGACGTAGGCGAAGTAATAGAAGAACAAGAAACAGAAGACGAAAGCTACGGAAACGAATTTGGTTATTATGTAGGTGTATTAAGTAATTGGGAAATAAAAGACGGAAGCAACGGAACAGAAATATTACCACGGAAAAAAAGGAACACAAAACGCTGGTATAAGTGTTTATGATAATACAGTATTTGGCGAAACATTATTTTTATTTAATATAGCATCACTTTCTAGTTTTACAGATTTAGCATTATTTATATTAAGGACAAATTCAGACGGACATATAGAAGACATTAATAATATTTTCATAATACCTAATGTAGCAATAACTGTATCACAATTAGTACAACATACGGCAACAGTAGGAGAGCAAAGTTTTCATTGGTATACTTTAAATTATGATATGACGCCTACAAAATTTAATAGTACTATAAATAAACGCCATAGTTTTACTAATTTCCAGCCTAAAAATAATAAATGTTTTGTTTATCCATATAATTATTTATTTGTTAGCAATAATAATGGAAGTAATAATATTTTTAAATATGAAGATTTTACATCTGATAGTTGCGTTTTTGAAAATCAATTTAGTATTGCTATTGGTGGTAGTGGTCGATTAGTTCCTAAAAATTATAAAAATATGCGTACAAATGACGACGAAGCATTACCAATGGGAAAATATCCAACTTGTGCTTGGTCTTCTGACGCTTTCACAAATTGGCTAACGCAAAACGGTGTTAATTTAGTTGCAAATATTGCTTTAACTGCTGGGGGTGTTGCTAGTGCTATTGCTACTGGTGGTGCTACTTTACCTATTGTAGCTGGTGCTATTACTAGTGTAGCTGGTACAGTAGCTGGAACAATAGGACAATTTAATCAAGCAAGTTTAGCACCTAATATAGCTGGTGGTCAAGCAACTGGAGATGTTTTATGGGCTTGTAATAGAAATAAATTTACATTTAGAGAAATGCGTGTTAAGAATGAATATTTAAAAATAATAGACGATTATTTTACACGATTTGGATATGCAATAAAAAGTTTAGAATTACCAAATATTACTGGTCGTAGATATTGGAACTATGTAGAAATTGGCGCTAGTGAAGAAATAGGATACGGAGAAGTACCAAGTAAATATATGGATATTATAAATAATGCTTGTAGACGTGGTGTTACTATATGGCATAATCATACAAATTTAGGAAATTATAATCTTGATAATGCAATAATATAAAAAGAGGGAAAATTCCCTCTTCTTTTAATTACTATCAACGAATTTTGCATATTGTTTCCCCATTAATTCATATCCTTTTGCATTTCTATGCACATAATCGCTTAAATATTCATTTCTTGTATACTTGTTTAAATTGCTATCATAATACATATTTTTACAAGGAATATGTAATTCTTTACAAGTATTTTCAATACCATCACATACGTCTGTTAATTTTAAATTTGATGTTGGATTTATAAAAGTATCACTTGTTTCATCTTGGTTAGTTCCTAAATGGTCACGATAACAAGGAGTAAATACATATAATTTTAATTGAGGATATTTTGTTAATAAATTTGAAACACAATATCTTAAAGCTCCACAAATTGTGTATTTATCCATTGGATTATCTATATTTTCTAATCGTCTACCAGCGGTCCAGTCATTTGTTCCATAAGCTATTGCAAGAAAATCAACTTTTGAAAAATCTAATGATTTTATTTTATTATATTGTATTATAGCTGATGTCATATTTGCATTATTATTAATTAATTCATTTAAATTAGTATCAAAATTTGTCCATTCTCCACTAATTAAACTATCAACAATTTCAACAAAAGAACAATTTCCACTACTTAACTTTGCACCACCAATACCACCATTATATATTGGAGTATTTAAATATTTTGACATTACTGATATACAGTCTTCTGTTGGTAATTTATTAGGAGTTAAAACTCCAAATCCTTCCATTATACTATCTCCAAATCCTACTCCTATTTTATTAGTTTCAAATGATGGAATTATATTTTTTGGTAAAACTTTTTTATTATATCCAATATTTTCATTAATTGATTTATTCCCATAAATCGCGACATTGTCTGCTAAATAAATTATTTGTTCGTTTTTTCCAAAATTAAAAAATCTGATATTTAAATTGTCATTTGGTTGTACATTTTCAAGTGGTATATTAATAGGTTTAAATTCATTAATTGAATATCCTAAATTTAAATCTATTACACTTTGTGTATCTCTATACATAAAATATCTATATGAATAAGAATTATTAGTATAATGTATATAATGAGAAAAACTTAAATTTTTTCCATATTCAATTTCTTGTCTAAATTTTGGAAAAATAGCTAAATAACTTCCATTTCTTGGTAATGTTATTTTTAGAACTTTTTCATCATTACAATTCATATTATCTGGTTTATTTACTATTTCTATTGTAGCGTCATTATATAAATTATAATTTTCAAAATTCAAATTATTATTTAATATAAAAGGTTCAAAAAGATTATTAAATGGATTTGTTTCTTTTAATAATGTATCTAATTTTTCATACGAAATAGAATTATCGTCTAATTTAGCTGATTGATAAATTCCACCGGCAATCCACGAATTATTATAATAATACCATTTTCCATCTTCTAATACTAAATATATTTTTGAGTGGTCAGGATTTGCAGTTTCTAAATCATTAAGAGTATTATAAACTCCAGATGGACTACCACTCGCAACACTATTAACTTTACTATTAATATTATTAATATTATTATTTTGTATATTTATTTGGTCATTAATTTCATTTTCATATTGCTGATAAATAGGGTCTATATAATTCTTAATTAATACTGTTAAACTTCCATCTTCGGCCATTTCATTTAATTTATTATTTATTTCTTCTTGCACATCTAAATTATCAAAATAATTATTAACATAATTTTGTAATTTTATAAAAGCATTTGTAACATTTTCTACTTGTGTACCCAAAGTATTTTCACTATTTATTATTTTATTTAATTCTTTTCCTAATTTACAAAATAGTTGCCACTCGGTAAGAGCGTCAAAATCTGCTTCAATAAACGGAAAATTTTCTAATACAAACCATTTAAAAGGTGTTAAATTTGTATAATTAAATTTATTCATTTTCTTTCTCCTCTCTCTATACTAAACTATAAAATAAACAGTCTAATTCTTTATAGATTAAACTATATATTGATTTTATATTTTCTTGCATTTCTTTTAATATTGCGATTTTATCTGCTGGCGTTCTTGTTACTGTTTCATTATATATTTTATTGTCTGTACCTCGATTTGTTGCTTGTGATGTTCCCTCGCTATGAGAATTATCATTTCCCGTATTTGTGTTTGTATCATAACTATAATTAGTAACATAACTTCCGTTTCTTAAATCTTCAAGTTGGTTTTGAGGTAATTCGCTATTTCTTCTGTCTGATATATCTTCTGTACTTGTTATAGATGTATTTTCTAATGTATTACTTGTATTATTTGTATTTTGTGATGTTGTATTATCTGTACCTGTTCTAGTAGTAACTTCGCCGTCGTTAAAAATTTCCCAATTTTCTAGTGCGTTAAACATTTTATTGTATAATGGCATTATTTCGTTTAGTTTTACGTCTAGTTGTATTCTAAAAGCTGTTACAGTTTCAAAACCAATTCGGCGTTGTAAATAATGATTTAATATCATTGTTTCGAATTTTTCTTTATCTAAATATTGTGATAAAGGATAATCAAAGTTAAAAATAGTTGTTCGTCCTTCTTTTGCTAAATCTTTTATTTTTGTATAGTCTTCTTCCTCTTTATTTCCATTTACGATAGAATTTAAAATAGAATATAAAGTAGGTGGCTTACTACAATTAGGTGGTAAAAAAGGATAAAACATAAATAAACCGTTATAATATGGTATCATTTTCTCCATCTCCTTCCTCGTATTCGTAGACGTCTTCTATTTCTTCTACGCTAGTTGGTATACCGTCGTAGTATTTTACTTCTATTTTTTGTTCTATTGCTTGTTTTCCATTAACTAACGTTTTATTTGCTAATTTTTCGTTTATTTCTTCTATCGCTTTTTTTCTAGGCTCGAAACGACTATATCTACTTGCAACTGTTCCCCCTTGGCTTGCTAATACTTCGTCGCGTATATTACGCTCTTTCTTTTGAAAATTCATATTAGCAATTCCAATAAGTCGTAAAAATTCGTTCCAGTCTTTCTCTTTGTGTTCGTCTATTTTATCTGCTACGAAAGGTGCTGGCGCTAGTACTAATGTTGTATCGTCTAAGTCTATGTCGTCGTATGAAATAACTGTATTTTCCATACCGTCTACGTTATTTACTAAGTCTTGTATTGATTTTACTTTTTCTGTTTTTGTTTTCCAAAACCTAGGTGTTTTTTGTTGTGCTATATTTATATCTGTTGTTCTAGTGTCTAACGCGATACGCTCGCTATATTGTAATATATCTAACCATAATGGATAGCGTCCGTTATTATCGTACATTATAACGAAGTCGTCTTGATTTTTTAATACTTTAGTATATCCGTTTTGTGATATTACTTGTATGCTTGTAGGTCTTCCGTATACATCTAATTTACCAATATTTTGATATGGTAAAGCTAAAAGTCCTAATACTTCGTCTACAAAAAATGCTATACTTCCTTGTCTTAATAATGTTTTATTTAAGTATGCTGTATCTATAAATTTTGGCATATTTGAAAATTCAAACACATTTTCGGCAAGTGTAAGTAATTGTCTTTTATACATTTCGTAAGTTTTAAAATTAGACAACTGCGAATTTATTAGTTTACGTTTCATTTTCTTTCTCCCTTCTTATAAAATAATAACGGCTAGATTTTATATCCAGCCGTTTGTTTATTAAAGAACTGTTATACTTGCTGTTCCAGTTTTTTCATTATCATATACACTTGTAGCTGTTACTATTACTAGTTCGTCTTCTGCGTCCGGTGTAGTTGCTACGTGTCCAGCTGGAATATGTACTTTTCCGTTTAAGTCGACAGTCGCTTTTTTTGCTGGGTCTGTTTCTGGGTCTTGTGTTATACTCCAAGTTACAGCTTTATTAGCAAAACCAGTAGTTGTAACAACTGCTTGTAATTGCACATCTAAACCAGCGCTAGCTGATACTTCGCTTGGGTTTACTGCTACTTCTGTTACAGCTGGTGTATCTATTGTAAATACAACGGCTGGTTTAAATGGAGAAGTAGAAAGTACTTTCCAAGTATGTAACCAATGATTTCTTTTTAATGTTTCAGGGTTATAAAAGTCAGTCATTTTAGTATCTGCGTTATTATCCATTGCGTAAGAATAATCTTGGAAAAATTCCTCGTCTATTATTACTGCTGGTATATTTTTTAATGCTGTTAATTCTGTTTCTGTAAATGGTACGTATGCGTTGCCAAGTAATTCTTGTAATCTTGCTTCATCGTGATTTCCGAAACCATCTATTAAAGCACTTCTTGACTTCATTTCTGCTTCGTTACGGAAGAAAGAAGTTGCTAAAACATCTGTTGACATATCTGCTTCAAAATCTGTATTGATAATAGCTATTTGATTATCAAATGGAGTTGAAACTCTTACACCAGCTGGGTTATAGTTTGGACTTCTGAAAGTCATTAAATTTGATACAGATTTTAACTTCGCTACTCTTTGTCTTGGTGTTAAGTTTGCGTAATCGTCAATTTTAACACTTGTAATAGTTCCGTCTATAATTCTTCTACATAACATATATTTATCTGCTATATATTTATCGTATTTATAACCTTCATATAAAGAGCCTACTATTTTTTCGATTAAATCGAATAAGCCCCCTTCTGTATTGAAAGCCATTGCCATTTGTTCGTCAGATGTTGTAGTTTTATAAAATTTTTGGTAATTGATTTCGTGTAAATAATTATATACGTTTGGTACTACATTTTCTAAGAAATGGTCTACGTCATTTGCAAATTCGTTATAATCATAAACGTTTGCTATATCTACTATCAATTCTCTAACTGTTTGCCCATAAGGTAAAGTACCTCTGTTCGCAAAAACTTCCCAAGGGTTTTCCCAGTAATTTCTATCAATTACAGTTAAACCTATTAAATTTATTGTATTTAAGAAAGCATTTTTATATCTTTCATTTGACATTATCAATTTACCTATTGGCGCTATGCTTTCGCCTTGTACTGGTAAATCTATTTCACTTGCTAGCTCTGGTGTAGTATTTATAATAAATGATAAAAGCTCGCTATCGTTATTAACTTTTAAAACTTTGTTTAAAGCCATTTTATTTTTCCTACCTTTCTATAATTAAATTTCTTTTATGTCGATTACTTCTTTTTCTTCTAATTCTTCGTCGACTTCTTCTTTTTTGTCTTCGGCGTCTTTTTTGTCGTCGCCTTTTAAAAATCTTTGTTTGTATTTTTCTTGTAAATCGTCAAGTTTTGCTTGTAACTCGTCTATTTTAGTTGTATCTACTTCGCCTACTTCCATACTGTCTTCTATGTCTTCTAATAGTTGTATTGCTATTTCATTATCTGTTACAAGTTCATTAACTTTTTGTTTTAATTCTTCTTTACTAAGCTTCATTCTCTTTCTCCTCCCCTTTTTTACTTTTCTTTGTTCTTGCGTTTTTTACTTCCATTGTATCGCATAATCGTTGCATTACTAATGTATTATTGTTTATAGCGTCTTTTAATTCGTCTTTGTATGCTAACATAACTTTTGTGTGCTGTGCATTTAATGTACTTGTTTCTTCCATATTTTTATCTGTTATGTATTTAACATACCAGCCCATACCTAAACACGCTACAATAGGAAAGCAATAACTACCCAATAATTGTAAAATATCCATTTTCGCTTCTCCTTTCTCGTTAGTATCTACTAAAATTATAAGCATAAAATTAAAATTTTGTCAATAATAAAACGAACATTTTTAAAAAAATGTTCGTTTATTTCTTATTATTTTTGTTAATACAGCCCAAGGAAATTTTTTGCGTTTTCTTGTAACTGTTGGTACTGGTGGTAAGCCCCCTAAATATTCGTACCAGTATTCGGCTTGCGTTCCTCTTGCTGGTTGGTTTGGGTCTGCTGGTCTTTCATAATTCGCTAAAAAAGCTAGCGCTAAATTATATGGTGTATCAGTACTTTGTGTAAATTCGTAAAAACTATAATTATAAGTACTGGTCGCTATCCATTGTATATTATTTTCTACCTCATAAATTATCCTATATAAGTTAGCGTCCATTTCTGACGGGTCGCTAAAACCTTGATTTACTATCCAGTCTGTATATTTAGTGTATGGCGTCCATTGTACTAAGCCGGTATCCGTGAGCTGTCGGGTCGCCACCTACTACGTTACTTTCCCAACGTCCGAGGGTTTATACTACTTTCACTTTGCATATTACCTAATACGCCAGCTACTGCATTTAACGTCCAGCCCTTAGCTTGTAAATAAGCCCATATATAACGTGCGTTTACTTGCTCTTGTTCTAATGTTAAAGCTTGCGAACTGTCGTATGTATTACCCCAATAATTACCATACTGCCCGTGTTCTTTCTAATAATGCCATTATTTAATCACCAACTTTTGATTTGGAAAAATTAAATTAGGGTTTGCAATATTATTATCTTTTGCTATTTTTTGGTATGTTGTATTAAATTTTTGCGCTATTTCTGATAATGTATCGCCCGATTTTACTATGTATATTGTTTCTTGTGAAACTTTTTTACCTAATAATATTTCATTTACTCTTGCTTGTACTTGGTCGTATATATTACCTAGTTTGTCTTTTCTTTCTTGTCCGTTTCCATATTTACCAGCGATTACATCTCTTGCAATTTGTTCTATATCTACATTATTTGAGTTATTAACAGAGTTTTCCACATTTTCCACAACATCATATTTAGTTAAATCGTTACTATTGATTATTGACATTATAGTATTTATATATGTTGGACTTGTAGCATAACCCCCGTTTTTTATTGCTGTTATACACTCTAACGGTGTTTCTGCTACTGTTGCTTTTCTGTATCTTTCTAATTTTGTTATTAAGTCGAAATAATCTGATATACTTTCTGCTAAACTATCGTAAGCCCTAAAACAAGCCGTTATATTTGTATAACTTACGCCGTCGTAACACTCTTGTGTATTTGCATTATATACTTTACCTTTCCAACTAGATGTTGCTTTTATGCCGAATATTGCATTTGCTTTCATCATTATTTTACTTTGTCCCCAGCCACTTTCACATATTGCTTGCGCTATTACTACGCTTGAAAATAAAGGATAACCCCTCTTTTTGTTTTCTGCTTGTACTAATGGTGCTATTGTTGGTATAAATTCACTTTTGTTCATATTTATTCCCCCTTCTTATAAAATGATAGTATTATTTCTCTATCTATTATATTTTCTATTGTAGCAATATTTACGTCTAATGTCAATTTCGCATTGTATAAATATTCAAATTTGCTTTCGTATGTTACGCCTTTGTATTCTAGTTTTATTACTATTTCGTATTTTCTGATTTCTTTGTAGTTTACCTCTACTATTAAATTTTTGTATTTTAATTGTAATTTTTCTTCTATTTCTAATTCCATTTTTATTCTCCTTCTTTCATTTCAATATATTGTTCAAAAAAAATTTTTTGTGTTTCTGACATTTTAATTTTTTTATATATTACATTTTTACCATTTGGCATAATACCTACATTCATTGTATTTACTTTGTCATATTGTTTTATATATTCTTTTAATATTGCTAATAATATTTCGTCCATTTTTTATTCTCCTTCTAGTCTATTCTTGGTATATGATTACTAAAATTATCAAATAAAATTCTATAATTATGTGTTAATAATTCTAATACTGTTTTATTTGTTAATTTATTATAATAATTAAATTGTTTTTGTATTTCTTCTGTTGCTGTTGCTTTTGCTATTCGCATTGCTCTTTCTACTCTTGTTCTTGTTGTATTATGTATTTTTGCTACGTCGTTATATACTTGTTCTATTGTGTTATTGTATTTAAAATAGTTTTTTCTATATTGCATTATTGCAGTTATCCAATAGTTAAAACCTATACTAGAAACATTAAATTGTAATTTTAATAATATTTTTGGTATTGTATTAACTTGCATACCATATAAGCTATTAAGTTGTGATTTATTCATATTTATTCGCCCCCTTTCATTATTTTATTATCTATGTATTTCTCGTATTGCTCAAATGTTATAAGTCCGTCTATTGCATATTTAAAGTATCTATGTTCTTTGTCATAACCTTTTCGTTTTAGCTTTATATAAGCTATTAGTAATTTAATTCTTTTCATTTTCTCCCTCTTTTCCTAATATAAATAAACACATAGTTACTATTCCCATATAATAACTTAGTAATGATATTATTAAATATTTCATATTTATTCTCCTTCATAAAAATAATTATTTGCTTTTGCTACTAACCATAACCAGCCTAACGATAAAAATTTTAATACTACTATTCCTATTGTTATTTCTTCTTGCTCGCCTATTAAATATAAAAATGCTAATATTGATATTATACTTATTATAGCTTTTTTCATTTGTTTTCATCTCCTTTCGACATATTTATAATACTACAAATTGTTTTATTTGTCTAGCATAATTTTAAAATATTTTCAACAACATGTTGTTCGTATAACATAATGCGATATGGCTTGTGTTATGTTTACTAGTTCATTTGTTTGGGGAATATATGTTCGGTTTACCATAATCGGAGATACATACCAC